CGTGAAGTTGTCGTTCGCCGCATAAATGGCAACTTTGGAGGGCACGCCCTCCAACCAAATCATCATAGCTCTGTCCTTGCTGTCCGGCTCGATGTTGACGTCCATCTCAATGATGCTGTCCTCGCAGTACGGCACTTCCATCGTCGTCTGCTCGGATTTGAGGGTCGCCCTTTGCGCCTGAAGGGAGAGTCCGATGCCGTCCGAAAGACAGCTCGCCACCTGTGCATCGTAGTTCCGGCAGTTGGTTGCCTTGAATACGATCTTGATTTCCTTGCCGCTGCGCATTGCGTCGTCGCTGAACAGGCCGCAGTCGAAGGTGGCGCGGGTTCCGCATTTCACGCAGAAGTAGGTGTCGCCGTCCGCGTCAGTCTGGAAGCCGCCGTTCTCCCAGTCGAAGTTTTCCGAGAGGGTCAGCGGGTGATTCACGCCCTGTGCGTCCGTATAGCCGAACTGGGCGCGGTCTGCGCTGTTGTTGGTGCGGCCGGCAGGATTCAGGTCGAGCAGCAGGCCAGTGGTGACCGGCTCTATGGTGACGCCGATCTCCGTAACAGTCAGGGCAATATCCTTCGTTTCATCGCCGCACTTGATGGTCAGCTTCTTCACGCCGCTTGTGCTGGGCTTGTAGTTCCAGTACTGCAGCGTGCGGTCTACCGTAAGCGTGTCCACTTCCTCATCGTCCACCAGCAGCGTGACATTGGCCGTCAGGCTGGCCGGGTTGTAGACAAGGTAAGGGATTCGGACGGTCGTGTACTGTTTGACCGTGCCGGAGTAGCTGCACGCGATGATGGGAGTCGTGTTTCCTTCCTCTGCCCAGATTACGTCCCACACAAGGATGTTACTGGTGACGCTGACATCATCCACCGTGGCCGTCGCCCAAACGCGCAGCCGGTGCGCTCCGTGGCTCTGGGCCGGGATGACTTGCGTCTGCTGACGGTTGGAGGCCGTGACGAGTGCGGTCGGAAGCTCCGTGCCGTCCACCTCAAAGTGGATGGTCTTTTCGATATTGTTGCCGATGGGCGTGTAGTACAGATTCAGGTCGCCGGTCTGCACTGCGGTATCATCCAGTGTGGAGCTGATCGACAGCGCGACGGCATTGAGCAGCCAGCTCTTGGTGGCATAAATTCCGTCCTCGTTCGTGACCTTGATCTTGACGGTGTTCTGGCCCTGTTCGAGATAGGAGCCGACCGGAATACTGTGCACGCCCTGCGCAAGGTTGCGCGTCGTTACCGTCGCGCCGTTGACAATGAGTTCAAGGATGCCGCCATAGGGCGTGTAGTCACCGCTCGTATCGACGTCGTAAAAGCTAAACTCCACGTCGAACTCTTCACCGTGGGCCAGCGTAAACGCAGTGCCCGTCAACAGGTTTGTCAATTTTACCATTGTTCCGGTTGCGCCGGAGCCGCCACCGCCGCCGATGAAGCACGGGCTGACCACATCCTGTCCTTCGAGCAGGATGTGCAGATACCCGCTTACCTGATCGTAGCTTACGGTATCAAAGGCCAGACCGCCGCTGTCGATGGGGATTTCCAGCGTGGTCGCATCCCAGAACGTAACCTTGATTCCGACTTCCGGCACCTGTTCGATGTTGCGCACCAAGTCAGGCTTCATCTTGTTGAGATCGACCTGAGAGACGAAGCCATTGTTGATGCCCGCGTTGCGCAGCGCAACTGCCAGTACTTCAAGCGTCGCCCTGCGGAGAGATTCAACCTCCTCCCCCTCCACAGTTTCAAGCTGAGTGATTAGCACACTTGCCGCTTCCTTCAAGGCCTGTACTTGTGCTTTCTCGGTGATTTTGTTACCAGCCAAACAATCCCCTCCTTATCTCCATGCGATATAGCGATAGGATTCGCCGTTCGCATTGGTGTGAATCAAATACTCGCTGTTCTCATTCACATAGAATCCGTTGTCGGAAATGAGCATTGCAGTATTGTCGTCATTCCACTCGGTCGCTCCGGTGTGATCCGAGCCCTCCCGGCGCACCACGCCGTATGCGCCGATACACAGTCCGCCGCATGTGCCGTGGGTTTCGTTTGAGGTCATTCCCATATCATTCATCAGCAGAACGGCTGTCGGCTTGAATCCCAGTTCAATCTGGCGCTTGACATTTCCATCCCCCTGGTATGTACCCGTAGCCACGCCAACGCTCAGCGCTTCTTTCAGTTCGTCAAGCGTTTTAACGCCCGTACCGCCTCGCGGGACACCCAGTACGCCGCTGTTTATATCGTTCGCACTGTGCGAATGCTCCTTTCGTGCTGCGCCGATCTGAGAAGCCGTAATGTGATGAGGATTATTTCTGGCGGATATGTGGCTGCTCAAACTGATAATCGCGCGGGCAATCTTGCCGAAGGCCGTGCTGATCTTCTCACCGCTGACCAAGGACATCAGCGCAGCCGGAATGCTGTATGTTATCTTCTGATCGTTCGTGCTTACGTTATCGACACGGCCCAATCCCAGCATCTCAGGCGTTATGCCGTGAGGATTGTTTTTGCTATTGATGTGGTTATCAAACTCTTCCTTGGATGCATACAGTTTTCGGGGCGTAATCAGCGCCGTTACGTTTTCTGCCGTACCTATTGCAACAATAATGCTGACAGTCTGCTCAACCGATACATCTGTAGCGTTCGCTCTCAGCATTCCGGCATTCTCGCTGTCATTGGTATAAGCGTACAGCAGTTCCCGTCCGTCGGCTCCTTTTGCAAATACGCCCAGCTCCGTCCACCGGAAATCGCCGGTTATGTCATCGCTATCAAATCCGCCGGTAAGCATGACATATCCCTCGTCATATGCCGCTACTTCGGTTACTCTAAACTCAACCAGAGGATTGATAATATCCGTCAATTCAGCCGCCTCTGATCCGTTCAGCTCTCCATTACCAATCTTGAATTTGGTAAATGTGAGCTGATCCCCTCCAATTCCTCGAATCAGCAGGCTTTTGCCCACGTCCGTCAGCTTGGGCGCAGCCGTAATCATTCGTCATCCCTCTCTTTCATCAAACAATACGTACCCGTTTTCATCCAGCAGTGCCTCATCCAATTCATCCGTCAGCCAGACGCTCTGAAGAACTTCGGTGTCCGCGCTCTCCATCATGTAGGTTATGCTGCTTCTTTCGCTCAGCGCAAGTCCTGCGTAAATGCCCATCGACAGAGGCGGATGGTCAATATAGATTCCCTCCAGCACAGATCCCAAGCGTTTGATTCGCTCAACGCCCTCGATCATCTCTTTAACCCGCGCAGCCGCTTCACCGCTCTGCGAGTAGATGCGAAAGTGCGCTGGTTCTCCTCCATATTCAAACCATTCCTTGATGACCGCATCCCTGCAGAAGCCCTTTGCCGCATTCTCTGTGCCGGTCTTGGTTCCAAGAGTCGCATACGTTCTGCTGGCGCTTTTGATAACCTCTCGTTTGACTGCCAATTCCGCATTGAAGTCGTACCAAAAGATATTCTCCTCGCGTGCAACTTCGTCCAGCCGCCATTCCGGCATTTTATCCGGATTAAGTGCCGTGTCGATGCCCTCCTGAATCTTCTCGTGTACGATCTCGTATAGCTTTTCAAGCGCTTTGGAAATCGCCCATCCGTTTTTATCTCTGAGGATAAAATCCGGGATCAACCGCGTAATGTCCATTCCCGCCACCTCACGTCAAGAAATTCAGCGTGATCGTACCGACGCATCTCTCAGCAGAAGTAATCGCCGTATATTCCACCGGCCCGTTGTTGAAGTGACTTCCTTCTGCCCATTGCACACGAGAAGCCCCCGCCTGATACAGCATGGCCATAAATTTATTCGGGTCGAAGGGTCTGCCGATCTCGTTGTCCTGCCATGCCTGATACTCTGCCTTGATGCTTTCAAGCGTCGATGCGGAGATGCTGCTGTCCAGCGTGCACGTCGCATTCAGCACATACGGCATCTCCGCCGCCTCTGCCGCAGACAGCAGATCAGTCATCGGTCTGGTATTGTCCGGTGACAGCGCGTTCGTCACTTCGGTAATCAGCGCCTCTCTGTTTGCTCCAGCGGACATAACCAGATATACGCATACCTGACACGGTCCGATATGCACCGCCTTTGCATCCAGTATCTCAGGGGACACGGCTCGGGCTGCTGCCTCATATTGCTGGCTCGATCCGGTGGTTACGCTCGTAAGGCCATACTGTTCAATGCGCTCCCTGTAATTGTCATCATCCTCTCTGTCGCGTCCGCCGGTTGCGCCAATTGATACAACGATGCTCTGAACAGATTCATTGGGCGTGCAGAATTGCATCTGCATGCCCGCCGAAAGTCCGTTTCCGGCGGCGCCGGCTTCCTCTGCAGTGATTCCGACAGACACAGCCTGCACATAACCGGTCTGCTCAATATCTCGATCCGTCACATATATGCGCTGTCCATCTGCCGTCAGGGCCGTTCCAGCCGGAATCGTCTTCCTGATACCGTTCGCCGCAAATGTGATCGTCGCAGTCGCCTGTGCGGCTTGCGCCTGCATTCGGTAACAGTATTTCTTTTCCCCCTTCAGATCAAGATACTCGTCCGTAGCAAAGCTGAGCGAGTCCATCAGCAGTGCGTTATCGACAATAGCAAATTCCCGAACAGCCATTGCCAAGGCAGTTCTCAGGAGCATTTCCTTTGCATCGCCCGGATAAAGGACATCTCCTCCCTGCTCAATATAAGTGTACATAATCATGTCCCAGATCAAATCCGGGTCATATTTTATGTAATGTGTATCAGAGGCAGCCATGTCGAACCCTCCTTGTTCTGTTCGCCCGGTGCCGCAGGCTTATTCGTCAATATTGATTTCCAACGTAACGAGGATATAGATTTGACCGTTTGCATCCAACGAGATTTCCGCATCGAATACTTCCACATCCGGTTCCCACATCATCAGTCGGTCGAGTTCTGCAACAATATCCTGACGCATCTTGTCCAGCGGCAGATCCAGCAGGGACGTATCAAAACCTCGCAGTCGGTCATAGGGCACCTCTCCCATGCGGGTCATGAGCAAATTCTTTGCATTCTGAAGCGTCAGGTGTATTACATCCTCAAATCCGCATTCAAAATCAATCGGCGCAGGCCGGTTGTCAATTTGATATAAAGCCATCCGTTCCGCCTCATTTCTTTACAGCCGCTTTGATCTTACTCTTCGCAGTAGCAGTCGTCTTGGCAGCAGCCGTCTTCACTGTCGTCGCCTTCTGCGCTGTCGTCTGCTTTTTCGCCGCGCTTGTATATCTCTTGGGCGTTCCAACAGTAGCAGCGATCTTCTGCTCCGCTTTTTGCGTCGTAGTGCTCTTTGTGGTCTTAACGCTGCTCGGCAGCTTTGCCATCGCGTCCGCTGCCTTGCTGACCAGATTCTTAGCCGTCTGCACGACAGTTGCCGCAGTATCCTTAATCGTGCTGACTACCTTCTGGCTCCAGCTCTCCTGCTTAACAGATTCCTTCTTCGGCTGATTTGATGAACTGCTTGAACTGCTCGACGATCCGCCCGGGTATTTTTCGCACTGCTTCATTGTCAAAGCAATCTTGCAGCTCGTCCATTCCCCTTCGGGCGTCGATGTCGTTTCCGTCACCTTCGCATTGACCAACATCAGCTGACAGGTAAGCAGCTTTTTTCCGCCCACATAAAAATAGTTCTTCGCCCCGTCCGAAGCCGCTTTGATAAAAGCCATCGCCTCTTCACGCACATTGCACCCGAGGTAAGCATTCAAGTACACTTCCAGATTAACAGCGGTCGGTGTGCTGCTCTTTCTCTTGACATAGGCGTAATTGTCGCTCACTTTATCCTCGGTCTGGCTTCCTCCTTCAATTGTGAGGCCCGTATAGCCGCGCACCACATTCGGTGAGACCTCAAATACAAAGCCGTTCCAGTTGGCAATCTGCCCCACATTCTCGCCTCCTCAAACCTACCCGTCGCGCGCTCGCATCTTAATCCTTCCACGGAGCATTCGCGGGTGTATATGTCGTTTCTTCCTCACTGGCCTGCTCAACAATGGGCATATACAGCACTTCGCCGCCCTCAAAAATGACCTTGTGACAGAGCGCAGGGTTTGCGTTCAGCAACTCTGCCGCATATTTCTCATCCCCATATAGTTCGAGCGCTACGCTGTCCCAGCTCTCTCCTGCAGCGCAGTGATACTCATATCCGCTCCTGATCACAAATCCCCCTCCTAATATCCGCCCGTCACGCTCCTGCGCGCCGGGTACGCTTGACTATTGCAAGCAATAGCCTGCGCTAGTCGGGCTTGCGCCCTCCCTCCTTATGCATACACAGCAATCTTTTCCTTCAATTCCCGTTCGTGTAGCCACCTTTCGAGCCGTTCCTTGTCCTCTTTCAGCTTCTCTGCGACGCCTTCCGCGTTTGCCGCAATGATCGTAGGAGAGTAGATCAGCGTATTTCCTCCCGATCCTCCCCCTGTCGCTCCATTGGCTGCAGCAATATCATCCCAAGTAAATCCACTGGCCTGCGCCGCCTGCCAGATCAGGCTGGCGGTATTGGATGTATGTTCCTCGGGGATCGCCCACTCCGCACCCGCTTCGCCGAATATACTGGCTTCTGTCGCGCGTCCGCCCTCGGCATACTTGTCCATAATCTGAGTAGCCCGGATGTTATATCCGCCTGCTCCGCCGCTGCTGTATACTGCATTTACGCGCCAAGTCCCCGGATGACTACTCAGATAACTCTGTGATTCATTTCTCTCGCCAATCGTATCCTCATACAATCCGACGACCTCTCCGTCCGCAGTAACACCCGCGTCAAGAATCATCTGAGCGGCTTCCAGCTCGGTCTGTGCCGATTCCGAAAGCCCTGTCACCGCTCCTTCAGCCGTAATCCCTCCCGCGCTCTGAGGTGCGTAATAGGCTGGTCCGCCAAAGTATGCGCCGGTCAAATCCCTTGCGCCATATACCGTTCCGTCATCAGTGACAAAGGTGTTTTCAAACTCATTGACGAGCAACTCCATCATGGACAGGATGCGCAGATATTCAGCCATATGATCGTTTCCGGCTTTTTCGTAAGCGGCTGCTTTCTCAAGCATCCGTTCCTGTCCGCCAAAGGATTCGACCGCCTCTTTCAGGAAGCCTCCCATCTGCGTTGCGATGGTTTGCCCGTTGATATCATAGTCATTCGATGGGCCATGTCCGCTGCGTCCGTACTCACTCCACAACTCGGCCATCGCATCGTTTTCATCACGATATCCGGCCAGTACCAGTCCCGCTTGATAGGCCGCATCCTCAAATCCACCCGCAAGATCGCTGCTGTACATGGAACTCTCCCACAACGCTTTCAGCGCCGCATCGTATTCCATGTCAATTTCCAGTACTCGCTGGTCATAACGGCCCTGCGCAGTGGACAATACCTTCTCCTTGCCCTCCTTAGTGGCGCGCTCACCGTTTATCAATCCGCCGTTTTCGATCGCCTGATCCCAGCGGTACTGAAGCCTAAAGTACTCCTCGTCAAACAGTTCTGCCTCAGTCTGAAGCATTTCGTCTTTTGCCGCTTGAATTGCCCCAGAGTATGCAATGATATCTTCATATCGGCCTGTCTGCGCTTTTTTCAGCGATTTCTGGAACTCTATATAGTCCTCTTCTCGTTTTGCTTCCGCTGCCGCCTGCGCCATCGCATCGTTATATGCCTGCATCCACCGCTGGATTTCAGCATATTCCTCCTCGGACACCGTTCCGTCCTCAAAGGCGCTGGTCATCGCGTCGCGCAGCCCTTGGCTCAGACTCTTCGCCGTTACAAGCGCTTCTTGGTAACTTTGATTGGTCAGATCAACGATTCCCCGATATTCGGGATTGGCATCCGCCGCATCCTCTCCGCCGAACAGCACTTCCCAATAACTCAACGTCTTGGCTGTCGAGTTGGTCATTCCCGCGTAAAGCGCCGAATACATTTGCTGTCCCAGCGTACGTAGATGCTCTTCGTCCTCCTCAGTGATCGTCGCTCCAGTCAGCATAGCTGTCAACAAATCGCTCGAAAAAGTCTGACTGGCTGTAGTATAATCCAATACGCTCTGCTCAAGCGCAGCGTTAAACTCATTGACCTCGCTATATGCAGTTTGAAAATCAGCACCAAGCGTCTGGGCATGTGCAGACAGCGTTTCCATGTCCAGCGACATGTCGCCGAAGTTGTCTGCCATGTCGTTCTCGATGCACTCGTTGAGATACACAAGACCCGCAGCCAATGACATAACAGCAACCGCCGCCAATCCGGTCGGCGTTGCCAGCGAACCGATCAGCCGAATAGCGCTGCCCGCAGTCATCAATGCAGGACCCGCCGCGGCAATTCCGACTAAGCCGCCGACAATTTCCTTCAGTTTATCCTCGTCCATATTGGAGATATGCACGGTGATGTCGTGAAGTCCGTCCGCAATATCTTCAACGTAGGGCGCAATCAGCTCGCCGCCCGTGGTCTTCAGCTCCGTCCATGCCGCACCAAGCTCTCTCAATGCGCCGCCGATTCCGCCCTGCATGATCTCTGCCATGCTGTCAGCAAAACCTTCGCTGTTCATGATGTCGGCTAGCGTGCTGTCCCATTCTGCATCGGAAATGCTGATCAGGTTCATTGCGGTGGTAATGCCGCGCTTTCCAAAAATCTTGGAAAATACGCTGTACAGCGCATTGTCAGAAAGTCCCTCGGTATTCTGAACAAAGCTCTCGATATCCCCGCCAGCAGCGTTCAGCGCTGCCGTAATCTCTGTCAGATCCTCTGCGTAATCAGAATTGCCGCGTACCGTATCGCGCAGTGATTTGATGATTTCAATCGCCGACAGGAGATTGCCCTGTTCGTCATAGATTCTCAGTCCTTGCTCAACCAGCGAATTGACCGCCTCTGCCGCAATGCCATTACTCTTATTTGCGGCAAATTCCTCGATTTCTTCCTCAGCAATGCCCAGCTGCTCCATCGCATCTACGATGTCGTCAATGCTTCCCGCAGGCGCAGCAAGTGACAGCATGAAGTTTCTCAGCCAAGTACCACCTTGCGATCCGCGCTGGTCATGGCCGAATTTACTCATTACGGAAAGAATCGTCAGAATCTCTTCGCTGCTCTTGAAGAATTCTCCGCTGGCGCTTCCCAGGCGCATCATGCTCTCGCCCAGCGTGTCAATATCTGTCATGCCAAGCGAAGCAGTTTTCGCCATCTGATCGGTCAGAATGCCGGAATATTCCATTCCGAGATTCATGGCCGTCAGGCTGGAGAGAAGATAGTCTACCGAATCTGCCAGATCAAGGTTTCCGGCCATCGCCAGATCAAGGACGCTGGGCAGCAGCGCATAGGTTTCTTCGACGTCCTTGCCCGCCTGCGCAATCAGCACCATTGCATTCGCGCTCTGGATATTGGAGTAAGTAGTCGTCTGTGCAATCTCACGATTCAGCCGATCCAGCTTCTCCATCTCCTGCGCCGTATAGTCTCCGACTGCCTGCGTTTCGCGCATGACGTCATCGTACTCGGCATAAACCTGAAGACTGTCATTACCGAATCCAATCAGTTTGCTGCTGATCCGGTCGATCTGACTTCCCAGATTGATAAGCGAGGTGCCGATTTCTCCAAAGGAATTATCAACATTACCGCTCAGTGTAATGACCGTCTGCAAAATCTGCGGCTGTCCCATACCCCAGCCTCCTTTCTTCTGTTATTCGAATCTCCCTATGATCGCTCCATGCCCGTCAGAAAACATGAAGAAGTACACCCTGTCACCCACTTCATATCCGGTCGGATCGTTGCCAATCCCCTTGATCCACGGTGTTTTAACGCCATCCCGGCATAAGCTCTTCACTCTGAACCGGTTTTCATCTGCCTCTTCAATGATTCCGCGCTCTATCCGCGCTCCCCATTTGTCATTTTCGCTCATTTTGCTCACCTGATCGTCGTAATGCTTCTCATGAGGCGCGTCTTGGAGGTCAGTCCAATCAAGTCGTGTTCTACTTCATCCACAACCCACTCTCCGTCCGCATCTGTGTTGCTCTCTATATCGATCCGCGCAAGAGCCGTCAGCCCCGCGTTAAATTCCATGCTTATGTTTAACTCTTCAGCCTGTCGGTTGTGGTACAGCAGCAGGCCCCGTGCCCATCGGCCAGCCTGTGCTCCGTCCATCGCCGGTAATGTCGTTATGACCGGATGGTTGTCGCTGTCAGCAGAGGAGTCATAGGCGCTCGCTTTTGCAAATGGGGACATGACCGTAATGCCCGAACATTTCATGTCGTTGCGCCTTTGGTAAATCGCCTGAAAGTCCGTCGAATCCAGCTTGATGCACTGCGTCGCCGTCTGGCTTTGTGCGTACTCAATGCCGATTCCCCGTAGTTTCCCGTTCATGCACTTCAATCTCCCGCCCTCCATAATCAGCAGGCGGTCGAGAAAGGCCGTGCACGCCTCATTTTCTCGCACAATGTATGGGTAAATATTTGCAGCGCCGATACCATATAGTCCTTGATCCATGCCGCATTCGCCGGCGCATGTCCTCATGATTGCGCCGAGCGTCTTATTTTCGTAGGATGCTGTCGCGGCGCGGCGTGCTGCGCTCTTTGCTCCCGTTGCAATAATCCGGTATCGTCCTTGTTCAGGAAGTACAGTGTTCACATAGAGGATGCCCGTGTCAAAGTTTCCTCTGACAATGCGAATCGTGTCGTCGCGTTCCGGCTTCCAACCAAACCACTTGTTGCTCTGCTCAAACTCAATATCAATCAAGTCACGCCTGCCGCCCGACACGTCCGTATACACGCATTTCTTGATGTCTGCTTCGCCCGTAATGTCCGTTCCTTCGTAGTAAAGGATCATTCGCGCGCCCTCCAATCATAGAGAAAGGGCAGCTCATTTCTGAGCCGCCCTTGACCGCAGCATCTCACATGCCGCTTTGTTAAACTCGTAAAACCGCATGATTGGCATATCCATAAACTCAGGGATTGATGTATGGGTAGCCATCGCCGCTCCTGTTACTCGTTCGAAATACGTTTGTTTCCCACCCGAGCAGAAGTTGCAAAAAAAACCGTTGCCAGCTGAATCGCCTTGATCGTGTCGTCGATGCCCATGCGCTCCTTGATATCCCGAGCATCCAGCGGATGAATCTCAATGCCGCTTTCGTTTTTCATCGTGGTCATCTTGGCCGCCGCAGCCGCAAACAGGCTGAACGCCTGCTTGTTCGTGATTTTGAATACATTCAGGCCCGCATCATCGCAGTCCAGCGCATTCGCATACTCCCAGCCGGTCAGAGTACGGAAATCCCAATGGAGTTCCGTCAGTTCGCGGTCCGCAGCCATGATCGGTTTTTCCAGCTTCATGGTGCCCTTGGAAATCTTCGCAAGCTGCTTTTCAGCCTCAGCATTCGCCGCGGCAATTTTCGCAGCCATATCCTTATCCTGATTCTTGTTCATTTCATTCATTGCCTTATTGCTCCTTTATCAATATTCATGCAGAAAAACCGCAAACGTGCGCGGTTTTGCCGGATTTAAGTCGCATTTCCGCACTACTTCAGCAGACTCTCAACCGGCGAAGTGTAGTCCTTGCCGTTCCACCGGATAATACCGGCTGTGGCGTCAATCAGCGTTACAACTACACCGGCAATCTCTTCCTCATACCGCAATACGCTGTACTTTTCGGTACTTCCGTAAGGATTGCCCTTTTCGATGGTGCCTTTCTCCGTGGATTTATGCAGTCCCGTAATGCGGAATTTTACGCTCTCGTACTCATTCTCACCCTTGGTCACATTGTACCGCTGACGGGCAACGCGCGTTTCAAGGGAGTGCTTGCCGGGATTGCTGAGGTAGCGACAGTTGGTACCGTTGTTGTGGCTGACCGTGAATTCCATCGCTTTCAGGTGCGTCGTATCCGGCATGTCTACATCCATAACCATGCCGGATACAGAAATCGGGGTCGTCTGGAATTCCAGCGTGGGAACTCCAACGCTGGTGACATCCTCTACTACTTTGCCGTTGTCAATCAGCCGATGCTCAACGACATTGTTGTATACTTTAGTCGGCATATTCCTCACTCCTTATACATTGTCGAAGCCGCTGAAGTAGGTAACGTAGCCCTCGCTCGTCCAGTAGACATCGGCAGTCAGGCTCTTGGCGAGCGGAGTAGTGGTGATCCGGAAGGAGAATTTGAAGTCTCCCACCATCATGTCGCTCTTCATATCCTCGCTTGCATTCAGCACAACTTCGCCAAACGTCAGTGCGCCGATCTTGACCAGCGCATCCAGTCGCGCCCGCTCTTCAGAGATGATAGATGCGATATCATTTGCGGTCGCAGGCTGGTCGATATCCCGCATTCTGCGATGCTGGAAATCATTGCTGACATAGTACAGCATCATGCGGTTCGTCTCGGCCGTGTTGATCTCGTCTCCATCGGTGTAGCTGTAGTCCCCACCGTGCGCACCCCACAGCGCCCAACGACCTCCGACATACGCCGCCGATGCAATGCCGTGCTTGTTCAGCTTTTCATTGATGAGTTCGTCATCAAAAATGCGGCCCTTCATGTTTTCGCCGAGATACAGATTCTCGATGATCGGGCAATCCGTATTGCTCGCCGTGCGGTACGGAATGCCGTCATTCTCCAGCAGAAGTTCCTGAAGGTTCGCAGCGCGCAGGACGGAGAGATGGTAAATCCTGCCGTCAGTGCCCTTGACAACCGGAAAGGACGGCGTCTCATTTTCCTTGTTGTAGCCGTTGGCCTGCCGCCATGCGTTCGCATTCGTCAGGGTGAGTACGGTGTCATCCACAACCACAGGAAGATCCGTCATCATGTACGAGTCCCAATGTCCGTTGATCTTCCGGCTCAGCGCCACCATCGCGGCGTGAACCTCGGGAATTTCACTGAAACCCGGAGCAACCAGATAACTCGGGATATATCCGGTCATCTGATATACATTCTTGATGGCGTGCAGACCAGTGTTCAGGCCTTCGCCGTCGGAGTCGCCGATCACATCTTCCACTTCCACCAGTGCGGCATCAATCGTGTCATAGCTGACGGTGACCTCCTCCGCGCCAAGCGCACCGCTCGTCAGCTCCGTCAGGGTCATTACCTTCTTCTTCTGATCGTAGGCGACGGCGTAATCCTTGTTCATGGTTTTCCCGGGGACACTTACGCTGTTCATGATGATGTTCTCGGCGTTGGCGATGGTGATTCTGCCATTCTCAGACTTCTGACTCACGCTTCCGCCATCAGCAGTCTTGTGCTTCTCAGGATCAAGCACATTGATCAGTACCAAAGGGCCTACGCCTTTGTACTCAAAATGAGCGTGCATCGCTTCGCAGAGCGTGTACTTTGCCCAGTCGTCCGAATAGCCGAAGTACTTGCGCGCTTCGGCCATGTTGTTGACCAGCATCGGCGTGTTTACACTGGCTGCGCCGTTCGCAGTCAGGTGGACCGGCGCAGTACCGACATACACAATCGCGCTCTGGCTGTTGGCAGATACTTTCGTGCCCACAGCATGCACATTGCCATATGTGCCGTGCTTGTATTCAATCATGCGTATCACTCCTTCTTATCACCCATTGCGCCTGCGGCACGCTGGGTATGCTCGGCAAATCTTCTATTTGCCCTCAATGGTTGGCTTTTCAGCCTACCTCAGAAACTCTTCTACGCTTCTGTTGAGGCCCTCGTCGGCATGACAGCCGAATACAGCGTTGATAAAGCCATAAAAAATCGGCCTGCGATCCACAACATAATTCTGATCCGTGTAAAGACTGTACGCGGTCTCAGCCTCATTGAGAAACAGGTCGGTGTTCGGGATAAACTTCGTTCCCAGTAGTTCCCGGATGCAGTCGTCCATCCAATCCGTCAGTGTAAACAGACCTTCCTCCGTGCCCTCTCGGATCAGCGTCATGTCTTTCGGATCATCGATATAACCAGGAAGCCGGACGCCGGGTTCATACACACTGAACAGGATGCTTACGCAAAACGTCTGACCCAAATCCTGCGGCCTGTGAACGCCGTTGTATCGGTCAAATCGCTTCTCTTCCATATTCTTAATGTGTCCCGCCGAAGGCATAACCAGTATGCCGGGGCATACATTGGCCGCTTCCTGCTGGTAATTCCCCGTCTGATCCGGTCGTCGAGGATACCATCCCAAATACACCTGTGGCTCCTGCCGTTCGATCTTGGTGATATCCATATTGTCGGCAGGCGCTTTAAGACGCCTGCCGTCGCAAATGTTCTCCTGCAGCCATGCCTGCAGACCTTTAAGCCGTCTTCTGGTTGTCACATACTCACCGCTTTCGGCTCATTGGCTACCAGCACAATCGCCAGCATGCCCATGTCGTTCTGAACCTGAAGCACCTTCATGGGGCGGTTATCAAAGAAGCCGTGCTCGTTCGGCTGCGGATTGCCGGGGAAGTCTCCCTCTGGAACGTAGATCAGCGTTTCGCGGGTGTTGTTATCCCATGAAATATCGACTACGTTGTTATTCTTTCGCTTCAGCGCGGCGTCTTCGTCCGTTACACAGGAAAACGGAATGCCGTTCCATGTGTGTTCCTCAGCAAAATGGTCAGCCTTCATAAAGAGGCGCGCATTGTCGCGCGCGATCCGATCCGACAGGGCCATCAGGCGTCACCCTTGGCCTTCTTCGTGGCTTTTTCCGCCTGTTTGGGCGTGTCACCGGCCTCATTTGCCTTGACCGCAACCGCCTTGCCCTGCGTAATCAGGCGCAGGCCGTAACTGTCGTTGACTTCGATGACCGAGTTCTCTTTGACGAGCTTTACCTTCACTTGCGGTTCCTCCTTCCCTTGGGCTTGACTTCCTCGGCCTCCGGCTCTTCGGCGGCGCTGATGCCGTCCATCACGTCGATTTCCGGCGCTTCCGGCTCCTCTGCTTCGGTTTCCTGCTCGGATTCGTCCGCTCCGTCGTCGGGATCATCAGCGGCATTAACGGTGTCTTCCGTGTCCGTTCCTTCGTCGTCCATGCCGTTCTCCGCAAGAACCTCCTGAAACGTCTTGCCGGTCGGGGTGATCGCCTTTTTCGCAAGCAGCCTTTTCAGTTCTTTTTCGGGAATATCCGCGTCAAATACCTCGCCGGGCTTGTACTGCCCGACGTAGCAATTCGCAATATAGATCATGCCGCAAACCTCCTTACAGAACTTCGGCCACAACCCAGCCGTCAACGTTGTAGGGCATCAGGCAGGGGCGGGAAGTAATCCGGTTCTTCAGTGCGTTGCCGTTGATGTCGCCGTAGCGCAGCGGCACCTCTTTCTTGACATAGGCGATGTGCTGGGCGCTTGCATCTTCCTTTTCAAGCTGCAGAACCGGGCCGTGCATGCACTTGAGCATGTTTCTGGAACCGGCGATCATGGTGCCGTGGGGGATCAGGCTCTTCATCTGGCCGTCATCGTCCATGAACATCGCGCTGCAGGAGTACATGTCCTTGCCGTCAGCGTTCTTGCCCAGATAGCGGACACCCTCTCCGCGATAGGTGCTTTCAATCTTGCCGGTATCCATGCGCAGGATGTCGTGCTGCTTGATATAATCGCTGTTATAGCGCATCGCGGATGCTACGCTCGGATGCATGACGATGATATCAATCTCGCCCAGACCGTTGTAGACCATATCAGTCATCCTCATCATGTCGTCCTCAATCTTCGCGCCCGTCTGATCCCATGCAACATCGGGGAGGAATCTCTGAGTGAAGCCAAAGTCTGCCTGCAGAGTGGCCTTCTTCGCCTTGCCCTCGTTGGTGTACTTGAAGATTTCCAGCTTGCCGGTCAGGATCAGCTGACGGGCCATCCATTCGCGGCGGCGCTGAATCGCTTTGCGCATGTCCACCTGATCCTGCGCCAGCATCTTCTTTTCGCGCTGGGCCGGAGTCATCGCGCCGAATACCTTTTCGCCGAAGAAGCGGTTCTTGAGCTGTGGTGCTTCAATCACGCGCTCCGGCGCGATAGTGCAGAAGTCGATCATGCGGGTTTCATAACCGCTGCGGCCCATGACGACGCCGCCCGTGTTCTCATGAACGACAGGAGCCATCTGGATAACACCCTTGCGGTAGTCGTAAAAAGCCTTGTCCTCCTCGACGACGCCCTCCTCCTTGACGAACAGATCCCAAAGGAAGGAGCTTTCGCGCGGCATCTGCTCAATGGCCGCAAGCTGGGCGTAGGTGCTGTAAATATCGAGTGCCATTATTGTTCACCATCCTTATTCAGCATCAGTGCTGTTGTTGAACTCCTCCGCGTCCTCCATCAGAAGGTCGGTGAGGAAACCCTGCTGGCGAAGCACCAGCTTGTGTTCTGCCGTCAGCTTGCCGCCGTCAGAAAGCAGCAGACGGCTTGCAATCATGCGTCCGGCGCGATAGGCGCGCGCAACAGCGGCCACCGTTCCGCCCGTCTCAATGTCAACCGTTTCATCCAGAACGACCAGAAAATTGGTGTTCGTGATGTCCGCCGCAGCCGCAGGGCTGTACATGCCGGTGCTCTCGCGCTTCATAATCATGCCGCGCTGAATCACGCCGCTGCCCGGAAGGCAGTCAATGGCGATCACCTGCGAATCTCTGGGGTCGGAAAGAAGATAATCCGGCTCCCACTTGCCAATCGTTGCATACATGGCTCATTCCTCCTCTATGGTTTAATACATGCCTTCACTGGCCGCGCGTGCTTCAGCGGAATAC